TCTGGGCCTAATTGCTTTGTCAATGGTATCATGGAGAATATTGAATATTACTATGATATTGCTTCTAACTCTTGGTTACCAAAAGCGCAACAACAAGAAGTTGCAGAGGTTGTCGAAGAGATTCAACAAGAAGTTAAAAGACATTATAAGCGCACAATCCATACAATCGATGAGGCATTGGCTTCAAGAATGTTTGAACGTTTTATAAATACGCTGAGAAAATAATATTATTATAAATATGATTACAAATCCACAAATAAAAAGGAGAAGCACATATGTCAGATAATACAGACACATTGGAAGAATTCAAAGCTTCCTTTGGCGATCCATCGACTGCTGCGGAACCTGTAACACCGGAAGGTGGTGCAGCAAAGCACGGTAAAGACAAAAAGAAACCTGGCGAAAAAGCCGATAAGGTTGACACAGCAACACCTGGTCAAGGTGCTGTTAAAGCAGAAGAAGTAGAAGCTGAAGAAGCAGATGAAATCATCGAGGAAGAAGTAGTTTCTATCGACGAATCTGTTGCAGCTATGTTTGAAGGCATGGACCTTTCAGAAGAATTCAAAAATAAAGTTACTGTTGTTTTTGAAGCGGCTGTTAATGAAGCAGCTACAGCAAAAGCAACTGCTATTGTTGAAGAAAAAACTGCTGAACTAGAAGCATCAATGAATGAGTCAATCGACGCATCTATTGAAACAATGGTTGAAAATCTTGACTCATATCTCGACTACGTAGTAGAAGAGTGGATGAAAGAAAACGAACTAGCAGTTGAATCTGGTATCAAAGTTGAAATGGCAGAGTCATTAATGGATGGCCTTCGTAATCTATTCGAAGAGCACAACATTGAAGTTGATGACGAAGTTGTAGACGTTGTTGCTGGTTTGGAAGAGCAAGTTAACGAACTCAAAGAAGAAGCAAATAAGCAAATCGATGAGAACCTAGCTCTTGCAAAGGAAATCGCAGCGTTTAAAGCGGCGAAAGTTTTTGATGAACTAGCAGAAGATCTCACAATGACACAACGTGAGCGTCTAAAAGTTCTTTCTGAAAAGCTTGACTTCGGCGATGTCGAAGAATATACTTCAAACCTTAACATTCTAAAAGAATCATTCTTCGCTGACGAAAAGCCAATCGTTGAAGAAAACGATGCTGAAGAAGAAGAGATCATCACAGAAGAAACAGAGGTTAAAAAACCAGCTTCTGACTATTCTTCAATCAATGCTCTCGTTGAGGCTCTTAACGCAAGAAAATAATGAAAACTAAAACTTTTATAAATAAAAACAGTAAGTCAATCACAAGGAGATAGAATTAATGTCAAACTATCAAAATCTTGTCGAAAAGTGGGGCCCAATCCTTGAGCACGAATCTTTTTCGACAATCGCGGACCAACATAAGAAAGCTGTAACAGCTACTATCTTGGAAAACACAGAAAAAGCGTTATTGGAATCTGGCGATCGTCAGCTTGCAATGAGCTCACTTCTTATGGAATCACCAGCTAACGATGCAAGTACTGGTGGTTTCGGTGCAGGTTCAACAGCAGCTGGTCCAACAGCTGGTTATGACCCAATCCTTATTTCATTAGTACGTCGCGCAATGCCAAACCTAATGGCATACGACATTGCTGGTGTTCAGCCAATGACAGGCCCAACAGGCTTGATCTTCGCAATGCGTTCACGCAAAACTTCACAAGCTGGTGCTGAAGTCTTCTACAACGAAGCAGACACAACACTTGCTGGTACAGGTGCACAAACTGGTTCAACTGGTGGTGTTTCTAATACAACACTATTCACAACTGGTACAGGTATGGACACAGGTACTGCTGAAGATCTTGGCGACGGCACAACAATGGCAGAAATGGCATTCTCAATCGAGAAAGTTGCTGTAACTGCAAAATCAAGAGCGCTAAAAGCTGAGTACACAACTGAATTGGCACAAGACCTTAAAGCAGTTCACGGTCTTGACGCTGAAACAGAGCTTGCAAACATTCTTCAATCAGAAATCTTGGTTGAAATCAACCGCGAGCTTGTTCGTACAATTTATCAAACAGCTAAACAAGGCGCAACTGGCACATCATCAGCTGGTATCTTTGACTTAGACGTCGACGCAAACGGTCGCTGGTCAGTAGAAAAATTCAAAGGCCTAATGTTCCAAGTTGAGCAAGAAGCAAACGCAATTGCAAAAGGTACACGTCGCGGTAAAGGTAACATCGTTATCTGTTCTTCAGACGTTGCTTCAGCGTTGCAGATGGCGGGTGTACTTGATTACGCTCCAGCACTTAACTCTAACAGCCTTTCAGTTGACGACACAGGCAACACATTCGCTGGTGTTCTTAACGGCCGTTATAAAGTATATGTTGACCCATATGCAGGCAGCAACTACATGGTTGTTGGCTACAAAGGTTCTTCAGCGTTTGACGCAGGTCTCTTCTACTGCCCATACGTTCCATTACAAATGGTTCGCGCAGTTGGTGAGAACAGCTTCCAGCCAAAAATCGGGTTCAAAACTCGCTACGGCATGGTTGCAAACCCATTCGCAGAAGGCACAACACAAGGTCTTGGCGCACTTACACGCGACGCAAACGAATACTATCGCAGAGTACGCGTATCTAACCTATTCTAATAATAAGAGTAAGGTTAACTTACCAATAAACTGGGGAGCTTTTAAGCTCCCCTTTTTTATTCCATTTCTAATTCGTGTTCAATAAACTCTGCTTCTACTTTGCAGTTAGGATATTTACGGTCAAGATAGAGAAGTTCTTCTGAAGTTGCATAACCAGAATATTCTTCTCCTTTATGAACAACAACTCCGGCTTCGTTAGTAACTGTAATTTTGTAAAATCTTTTCCACATTCCGTGTCTCCTTTTGATATAACCATATTATATCATATGAAAACAAATGTCAATAGTTAATTTTACTTTTTTTGTTTACTGGCGTCATTACATTCCTAACGCTTCCATATACATTTGAGTCATTGCATTTTCGTTTTCAACATCATCACGATTGCGTTTACGAATAGCAATAATTTTTTTCATTACTTTAGTATCGTACCCACGACCTTTAGCTTCAGATAAAACTTCTTTCATTTGGTCCATGATATCTGATTTTTCTTGAGCTAGGTTTTCGTAACGTTCAATAAATTGACGAAGTTCGTCGGCTGTTACTGTGTAAGTATCATTCATAATATTCTCCTATTTTTCAAAATTTAGCCAACCAGTTAAAATATATTTGTCTCGTGTTTGAGAAACAACTCCTCGATGAAAATGTGTCCACATTGAAGGCCATATAACAGTACGACCTTGAACCGCATCCAATGTTAAATTTTGGTATTGAAATTCAGTTCCCCCATCTTCTACCGTGTTAAGATATGTCATAAAAACCAAATGTCTTAAACCTCTTTCTGGCTCAGGATTACATGCAACCTCGCAATGCCATTGTTTAAACCCAGCGCCAGGAGGATACCATTGCATATTAAAAAATTCTCTAGCAGAAAATGGGACCATTGCACCAGCGTTTCTATACTTAGAAACATATTTACTTACGCAAGAGCTGATTGTTTCTTCTAAGTAATGATGTACAAATTGACCAGGCATGTTATATGAAGATAAATCTTTTGAGTCTTTAAACTCTTTATTTACATGAGATCCCTTTTCCGCATTATACATTGATCCATCTTTAGTTAAATCCGGATTGTCGTGAAAATATTTTATAAATCTTTCACATTTATTTTTAGATAATGAATAATCATAATACTCAATAAAGTTATAATTTTCCATCTTCCCTCATTTTAGCTCTAATTTTTGTAGCGCTAATATCGTGAATTTTTTGACCTAGGTCGTGTTGTGTAAAGGTATAACCCACACCCCGTCCATAGCTAATATCAACAATATTAGGTACTTCCATGATTATGTATTCGTAGCCGTCGTGATATCCTTCTTTTTCTAATGCGGCTTTCATATTATCAATAACTTGTATTACACCAAAAGGATTGTCAGTTTGAGCTGCAGTACGACCAGCACCAGCATCGCCGTCAAAGTTAAACACATCACGAATCATAATAGCAACTTGTCCGGTTTCAGATAAACAGCGCTTGAATAACTCAGTATGTCCGTCATGCCAAGGTTGCCATCGTCCTAACATTTGTGTAGTTGGTTTTTTCCAATCAAATCGTGGCTTATCATACATTATGCTTCTCCTTTAATAAGTTAGCAAATTCAATAATCTCTTCGTCTGATTGAAAACCTTGAACGTGGTAATCTACTTCATCGGGCCGTTCAAATACCTTATTAGTATCCTCATAACGTCCGGCGGTGATAGTATCCATCCAAATAGTAATGTCTGCATTAAACTGCTTACGTGTTTCGCCAGTTGGACATACAAAATCACAAATAACAGTACGTGCACGTGTTGCTTCAAAAGTAGCAATCATATTCATACGTTCGCTTTGCCTACGACGACCAGCATCGCTGAAATCCCAGTCATTAGCCATTTCGCGAACTTTATCTGCATTATACCATGCACAGTTTAAATGCACTTGTAATCGTTTTGCCAGGTGAGTTTTACCAGCACCCGGCAATCCCATAATTAAAATTTTCATTCTTCTTCATTTTCCTCTCCGTAAAAGTATGCCCATGTTTTAAGTATAGCCCATACTGTTACTAAAATCATAAAGTAAGCTGCACCTGCAAACAATTGATAACCTACGGTATACATCATGTATGCTGTAATTGCAGCTCCTAATTGTTGTACTAATTTAAGTCGTGATGGCACATCATCAAACTCTATTTCAATTTCACCAGGACTTAAGATTGTCCCGACTGCATTAATAAAATTAATCATAGACCAACAAATTAATGCAACCCCAGGAAAAAGCCAATACTCATTCTCTGTATATTGAAAAGCAAGTACACCAGAAAGGTGTACTGCTGAAACTATGAAATAACTATTTAGCATTAAAAGCCCCGAATGATTGCAAGTGGATCAATCCAAATTAAAATCATTCCTAGAATTAGTCCATAAAGGACTACTTCAATTGGCTTAAGGTTACGAATATGAGTATCAAAGTCTTTTAGTAATTTAAGCATCTGCCATCTCCAATGCTAGATCTAGTGCGTTAATATTGCGTTTGGCGTTTCCACCAAACCATACGGATGATAGGCGGCTATCGTTTGAGCGGCCTAGTTTGTGGTTAGTCATATATGTAACCGCGTTATAAGCGTTCCACCATGTACCAGGTGCAAAGTGATCGCCGGGTTGATTTTCTACTAGAGCCATAGCATCTTTTGCGCGAGTGGCAAGATCTTCTTTTTCTTTAGTAGATTTGCCAAATACAACGCCAAAGAACTCTGTAAGCTTTTCGTCGGTATAACGCTTTGAGCCAAGGAACTCAGCTGCTTCTTTGAACTTCTCAACCTTGTTGTGACCAAGGCCAAGGATTTCTTTTACAGCTTCAGCATTAAACTCTGAACGGTGGCTAACACGAACAGAAGGCTGACCCTGCTCGTTAAGTGCTACAGCCAAGGTGTTATTGCAAACAACACGTTCCATAACGAACTTGATATCGATTGCTTTACCATACTGGTGGGGGTTAGAGAATAGTAGATAACCATTGACTTCGTCACCATTGAATAGTGAGAAACCATCTTTGACGTCTGCCAAAGCCCATACCAATTTGCCGTCTTTTAGAGAACCGGCTGTGTCCATAACCATGTCGCCATTAGAAACAAAGTCAGTAAAGAAATCAAATGCTTCTGAGTTTTGTACTGGGTTCCAACCAGGTCCTACTTGAGTAAGGATCTTACCGTCTGTAGAACGGACTAGAGCCTGTTGACCAGTAGAATGGTTATCACCCTTATAACGATAAAAGGTATCTACTTTTTCTACGTCCCAGTCTAGACCAGCGACTTCCATCATTTGCTGGGGTGTCATGTCATCGCTGACAGGTACGCCAAGTCCATGCCAAGGCTTACCTTGTGACTCGCGATATGCCATTTGTGCTTGACCGTTGATAATTTCCAATTCGTGTGCCATAATATAACATCCTTTGTTTGATTTGATATAATCAATATAAACTGATTCTATTCATATGTACATAGTAAAAATGATTTTTAATGAATTGTTTCACTAATTTCTAATCCATCAATCATATCAAAGGTGAATAGTTCATAACCCGATTTTAATAAATCTACCAAGTCAACGTACTTATCTTTTGAGTCAACCTGGCCAACAAAGATGTTAGGACGGTCACTCAAAAAAGTTCTGATATAAAGCATTGCATCTTTTTTGCTTTCAAAAGAAAAAGCTTTTGTGAGTTGGAAAAAATTTGTAGCAGACCATAGAGGAACTGTGGTCCCCATAGGGCCATACATTTTAGTCTTATGTGTTCCTAAAAATACCCCAGCTTCTGGGTCTAATATTACGTACCTCATACGTTTATTTATGCTGCTTTACCTTTATAACCTTCCCACCAAATAGGAGCGGGGCGCCCTTTTTCCCATTTGGCGAAAGACTTTGCTACGTGGTAATAATTGCGGTATGCCTGGACAGCATCACCTTTTACAATACACTCAGGATAATGGTTCATTGCCTGAGCAAACTCTGTTAGTCCAATATCTGGTATATTCTGTGGAGGGCTAGATAAAATGTCTTTAAGCTTATCATATGTCATATGTTGCTTATTAAACCGCACTAGAAATTCACTACAGAGTGCTAGTAGGTGGTCGTAGTGCCACATATAGTTATCCTTGGATTCCATTGTCCATTTAGTACATGGATGGCTGTGGTGAACAGCCTTGTAAAGAACTTCTTCCATATTAGAATTGGGATGGACATAATAATTTACAAGGCGTTTACCGGACTTTGATGGCCGTTTTTCTAACTTACCATCGAGCATACGATGGGCTGTCGAGAGCATTTGGCCTGCCTCGACAATCATCTTTGGAATGTGCTTGTCACACATCATTTGAGCAGAAGTTACAGGACTTTCGTCAAGTACGAATATGTTCATGTGCTAGGGTATCCTCAATATTACCGGTAGTAGACCATCCAATTAAAGCTCTTTTTTCAAACAAACCATTTTCTGGAAAATTACAGCTAGAGTGGAAAGAATGGCGGGACATGGCTAAAAGGTTTCCTTTTTTCCAATGAAACTGAGTATCAATAGAAAAGAGATCTATGATTTCTCTTTTTTCATGAGTAAAATGCTTTTCGTACATTTCATCATCTATTTCATATACTGGCTGATGGCCTGTACGTTTAGCCCACACACCCGGTGCTTTAACAAAATCACTCCATTCATTGAAAACAAAAGTATGGGCATCATAGTCATCCAATGGAATTAAAAAAGTCCAAGCATAATCTTGATCT